CGTGGCTCAAGGTCAAGTGGATGCCGCAGTCGTGGCCGTATCTGCAGCCGGTGCAGGATGTCGAAGCGCAGAAAGACGCCGTCCGCGCGGGCTTCACCACACGCAGCGCGGTCGTGAGCGAACAAGGCGAAGACGCTGAAGTGATCGACGACGAACAGAAGGCTGATAACGACCGCGCCGATGCGCTCGGCCTGACGTACGAATCCGATGGCCGCCAGGCGGATGGCGGCCCCGTGACGGCCCCCGTCCTGGATCCCGCCGCGCCGCCGGCCACGTAAAAGCAAGGAGCAGACATGGCTATTCAACTCCCAATCCTCACGCGTGATGCGCGTCTCAATGATTCTCCGTGACGGGACCGGCGCGCTCGTGCCACTCGCCGGGACGACACGCATCGATAGCGATCCCGCGACCGGTAAGGTCTACTACACCCCCGCGGCGACGGATCTGATGGCCCTCAACAGTCCGTATAACCTCCACTGGCAGGTCATCGATGGGGCGGGCACGGTCGTGTTCTTCCCGAATGGTGCCGCGGATCGACTGGCGGTCGTGCGACCGTGACGCTCGATTTGTTGTAGTCTAAAAATCGAGCCCCGATCGGTTCTGTGCGACGCTGTCAGCACATGACAGCCCGGCAGTGGTTCCGCGGATGAAGACCTGTAAGCGAGGTCTGCACCAATTCGAGGGCAGACCCTGCCTCGCATGCAAGCACGACAAACACTTGGAGCATCGGACTCCGTTGGCTCGCGGCGGGGCGCACATTGTCGCGAATCTTTGTTGGTCGTGCCCGACCTGTAATCACCGGAAGGGCGCAAAGACTGAAGATGAATTCGCGCAATATCTCGGCCGTGAATCCTCGGCGATGGAGATGGTCGCGTGAAGACGTGGTTCGAGATCAAGGTCCAAGCTGACCAGGCATCGGCCGACATCTACATCTTCGATCTGATCGGCGACTGGATCGATGACCTATGGGGATTCGATGGCGTGACGACGGCCAAGTCTTTCGTGGCCGAACTCGCCAAACTCCAGGCGTCCGTCAAGACCCTGCGCGTACACCTGAATTCTCCCGGCGGCGATATTTTTGGCGGCGTCACGATCGCGAATACCTTGAGAGCTGAACAGGCCAACGGGCGGCGAGTTGAAACGATCATCGAAGGACTCGCCGCGAGCGCCGCGTCGATCATCGCAATGGGCGGCAATCCAGTTCGCATTGCTGACAACGGACTCCTGATGGTCCACGCGCCGTGGAGCGTGGCGATTGGGAATGCTACCGAGATGCGCGCGACTGCGGACCGCCTCGACCAATTGCGCGATACGTTGGTAAAGACCTACCAGTGGCACAGCCAATTGAGCGCGGAGGAAATCGTTGCGCTGATCGATGGCAACGATCACCAGGGCACATGGCTGGATGCAGACGCCGCCATTGAAGCTGGTTTCGCAACGGAGAAGATCGAAGGTTTGAAAGCAGCGGCCTCGATCAACCCCAAGGGCACCGCCAAGTTGACGATCCCCGAGAAGTTCAAGGCGCGCGTCGAGGCGCTGCTGAAGAAAGACGACCCCGCGCCACCGACACCGGTGGCCGCCAGCGCCAGTGACATCCTCGCCGCCGTCGAGACCGCGGGCCTCGGCACCGCCTTCGCGCGCGAGCTCGTCGTCGCCGCGCTGCCGATGGAGCAAGTCACCGCGCGCGTCACGGCGGCGAAAGCTGACAAAACCCAGCGGGAAACCCGCGCGACCGCGATCCGCTCGCTCTGTGCGACGGCGAAATTGCCAGAACTGGCGGATGGCTACGTCAACGGCGGCATCTCCGTCGATGACGTGCGGGCGCACCTGACGACCGTCACCGCGAAAGTCGACAAAGCGGAGATCGACACCGGTCTGAAGCCCGATCACGGCGCGCGATCGAAGAGTGACCTGAGCGCGCGAGACATCTACGCTGAGCGCAACAGACCGGCGACGACGAACAAGGAGTAGGCAGCATGGACACGCCCCGCAACCGATTCACCGTGACGCCGTTTCTGCTGGCGTTTCTCACGGCCCTGGTGCACTTGCCGGCGACGCTGGTCGTGAAGGTCAACGCGTTCGGTATGGGCTTCGAACACGAGCAGCCCTGGCGCCTGACGACGAATGGACTCACCGCGCCGCTCGCGCTGGCAGGGGACATCCTGACGCGTCTGCGCGATCGCCTCGAGCGCCTGTCGCGCCATGCGCTGTTCCGACCGGCTGTCGCCGCGGGCGCCTGCCTGCTCGTGTCGATCATCGACCAGCAGGCACTGCTCACGATGCCGTTGATCATCGGTGCGACGCTCAGCGAAGGGCAGCACGCCGGCGAGTTCATGCTCGAGGAGCGCGCCATGGGCGGGGTGGGCAGACCGAGTCGCGAGAACATCACGGTCCTCTCCGGCCAGGTGCTCAAGGCGGGCGCGGTCATCGGTCGCGTCAGTAAGGGCGTCGGCCGCGTGTCGACCCCGGTCGTCGTGGGCACCGGCAACGGCACCGTGACCCAGGTGTTTCCGGGCCCTGACGTGCAGGTCGGCAACTATGTCGTGACGAATACCGCGGTCGTCGCCAACGGTGGCGTCTTCTCGGTGGTCAATCCGTCTGGGAAAGCCCTGCCGATCCTGACGATGACGCCGGGCGCGGGTGGCACCACGGTGTACGCCAGTCGGGAGATCAATTTCTCGATCGTCGATGGATCGACCGACTTCGCGCTGGCGGACGCCTTCACGTTCGTCGTCAGCACCACCGTGCCGGCGGTGATCGGCACGGGCAACGGCCTGATCTCGGGGCTCTCGCTCGGGCCCGACGCCCTGCCTGGCCTCTACCGCGTGGAGAACATCGCGGTCGTCACCAACGGCGGCGAGTGGAAGGTGGTCAATCCGGTCGGCGAGATGGTGGCGACGGGGTTCATCGTGGCCGGCGCCGGCGGCACGCTCGTGCTCGCCAATCAGCGAGAGCTCAACCTGACGATCACCGACGGCTCGACCGACTTCGCGCTGGCGGACGCCTTCAACGTGGCCGTCTTCAATAATCTCGGCGGCGGCAAGGTCGTCGCGTGGGATCCGGTGACGTTCGATGGCCGCGACGATGCGACAGGCGTGCTCTTCGACAGCGTCGATGCCACAGCCGGCGATCTCGTGGGCGTGATCATCGCGCGGGATGCGACGGTGATAAAGAGTGCGCTCGAATGGGCCGCGGCGATCACCGCCGCCCAGAAGGAGTCGGCCTATCGCGACCTCGAGACGCGTGGGATCGTGGCTCGGTAGCCGACACCGAAACGAAGCCGTAGGACGAGGAGAGAGACATCATGCAACTGGACGTATTCACGGGCGACGCCTTCAGCATGCACTCGCTGACGGCCACGTTCCTCAAGCTGCCGTATCAGCCGATGCGCCTGGGCGCGCTCAAGATGTTTCAGGAGGCCGGTGTCCGCACGGCGGCCGTCGATGTCGAGTCGCAGGATGGCCGCCTCACCCTGATCCAGAGCTCACCGCGAGGCGGCGCCGCGCCCGATCCGCTGGCCGGGATCAAGCGCAAGCTCCGGACCTTCAAGGCCTACCACCTCGAGCGTGATTCGAAGGTGTACGCCGACGAAGTCCAGGGCATTCGCGCGTTCGGATCGGAGACGGAGTTGCAGCAGGTCGAAGGCCTCGTCGCCGACCGTCTCGCCGAGCTGCGGCCGATGCACGAAGTCACCCTCGAGTACCACCGCGTCAACGCCCTGCAAGGCATCCTGCTCGATGCGGATGGATCGACGCTGCTGAATCTGTTCACGGAGTTCGGCGTCACGCAGCAGACGAAGGACTTTGCGTTCACGACCAGCACGACGGACGTGCGGGGCGCCATCGTGGCGGCGAAGCGGCTGGCCGAAGACGAGATCGGCGGGGCCGTCATCACCGGCTGGCGCGCCTTCTGTTCAGCCGGATGGTTCGATGCCTTCGCGGCGCACGCCAACGTCATCGCGTCGCTGCAGTATCAGGAGTCGGTCGTTCTCCGGACGGACATTCGCACCGGGTACGAATACGCCGGGGTCGTGTTCGAGGAGTACCGCGGGTCCGTAACCAAGCCGGACAGCGTCGGCGGCGGCTCGGCGGCGTTCATTCCGGCCAACGTCGCGTTCCTGGTGCCGATCACATCGCCGGCGATCTTCATCACGCGGTTCGCGCCGGCCGACTACGAGGAGACCGTCAACACCCTGGGGCTGCCGCTGTACGCCAAGTCCGTCGCCGATATGAGCGGGCTGAACAAGTACCGGCTGATCAACACGCAGAGCAATCCGATCTGCCTCTGCACACGTCCCCGCGCCGTAATCAAGCTGACCAAGTCGTAAGTGAGGACGACGTGGATTTGCGGCCACCGATGGCCCCGGCGTTGTCCGCGTTCGGCGTGCCGGCGACGGTGACGCGGCCGGCACCTGAGAACACGCCGGTGGCGACGACGGGGATCTGGTTGTCGTCGCTGGACGAGGATCGACCGTTCGGCACCGATTTTCAACGCCGCGCGCCACGACATCTGCTCTCGATCGCGCGCGAGGCGGGCCTGACGCACATCCCGCGCGGGTCCGTGATCGTGGCGCCGGAACAGGTCGGCTTCGCGCTACGCACCTGGCGCGTCGACGGCTACGAGCGCGTCGATTCAGACGATATGCGGGTCATTCTGGTGCCGGCGTCAGACGCGTAACCCATCATGCCCTCCATCACCATCGACGGTCTCGACACGGTCGTCGCCGACCTGCAGGGCGTCATCGTGCGGAAGCCGCAGGCGATCGTGCGGGCCCTGAACCGCGCGATCGGCAGCGCGCGGACCGTCATGGTGCGTGAGATCGCGCGAGACATCGGCTTGAAATCGGCCGCCGTCCGGGACGCGCTGCCGGTGCGCCTGGCGACGGCGAACCAGCCCTCGGCCACGCTGGCGGCCAGTCTCACACGGATCCCGCTCATTCAATTCAACGCACGGGGTCCGGAACCCTCGCGCGGAAAGGGCCGCGGCGTGAGCTACAAGCTCCAGGGCGGCCGGAACCAACTCCCGCACGCGTTCATCGCGACGATGGGCAGCGGCCACCGTGGCGTGTTCGCGCGGTCTGAGACGAAGTTCATGAGGTACCAAAAGCCGACCTGGAAGAAGAAGCGCCAAGCGATCCAGGAGCTCTTCGGGCCGTCGCTCGGCCACGTGTTCGCGAAGTACCACCCGCTCGGCCTGGCGCGCGCACAGGAGGCCTTCCTCACGAATTTCGATCACGAAATGGCGTTCGCTACTGCGGACCGATTCGCGGAGACGCGCTCACAGATCGGGATGGATGTCTGATGGCGCCGGAACCGATTGACTATCTCGTCATCCGCAATCTCCAAACCGCGTTGTTGCTGATGACGGTCGCGACCGGCTACCACTTCGATGTAGCGGCGCTGGCGGTGAAGCTCGATCCGAATCAGGACGTGGAAGCGATCATCGCGCCGGAGGGGCCGCGCCCGTTCCTCATCCTCGAGGTCACCCCGGAGACGTGGGAGTATGTGCCGGCCAGCCAGGTGGTGCTGAGCCTGCCCGTGCGGATTCACTGGATCGCCGACTCCGATCCCACCGTCGACGAGAGCTTTGTGGAAACGTTCTTTCGCGGCTGTGCGGATATTGAACGCGCGATCGCACCGGACCATACCCGGGGCGGCCACGCGACGGATACCCGCATTGTGACGCGCGCGTACGACACCCTGTTCGGCGGGGCGCAGGTCTGGGCCAAAGTGGACCTGCTGATCCGGATCGATCGCACCTACGGGCAACCCGATGCGTAAGGCCACAGGGCACGAGTCGCGCGTCTGTCGCCTCCACGATCTGGTCGTTCGCGATGCGACCGGGCATTCACGCGCGTTCCGCTTCGGCGAGATCGTCGAGCTGACGCCGGCGCTCACGGACGCGCTCGGGGAATATCTCGCGGGCTTCGCGCCGATCGCGGCGTCCACAGACACAGACCCCGTCGTCGGCGAGGCTGAGACGGTCATCTCCATCAAGGAGTAACACAGATGTCGATTTACCAGGTCGGACGCCTCGGGAAGTGTTTCGCGAAAGTCGAATCGGGGTACGGCGTCCAGCCGACGTTCGCCG